TTGGTTTGAGGTTTTTTAAATAGGCTGCTAATTCCTCCGCCTATTCCTTGACCTAGAGCTGATCCTATCGGAGCTCCTAAAGCTCCAGTGATACCACCTAGAAGAGGACCTAAGAAACCTTGAGATCCTTCTTGCTGTTCATATTGGAATGGTTGATAATTCAAACCCGTTTGCGATAGCTGATTGAATTGATTAGTTTGATGCTCCGCTGCTTGATTTTGTAGTGAAGCGAATAATTGAGCTAATTTAGCTTGTAATCCTGCACCTGCTCCTCCTACAGCCTGACCGAAACCACTAGATGATAGAGCGCCGGCTCCTGCAAAACGCTCGGCTATCTGTGGCAATATCTGCTCTTCAAATTGATTCATGTAAGGAGCCGAAAACTGCTCATAGGCTTTATTCCCTGGTTGAAAGAGGTTTTTGTAATAATCCTGAGCTTGATTATACCCTCCTTGACCTTGCGTCATGCCCATGGCTTGAGACAAAACCTGATTATGCAATTGTTCTTGCTGCGGTGTGCCTGATGGTACTTTGTTTAATTGATCTGGGCTTCCGAAGAGCCAGTCCATGAATCCTGCCATAATATTAACCTCAGTTTTTTAAATACTCGAACACGAATACGCACCATGTAAGAGCGTTTCCCGAATTGTTTTGGATAATTATCGTATTTGTCGAGTTTTGATATCTGACGTAAATAGAAGGGTCATTGAGAAAATAAGATAGGCCAGAGGTATCAACGGCTCCTCCGAAACCTTGAACGGGATAAAGGTATCCGTTGATGAGAGGAGGTTGTGTCATAGAGGTTAAAACAAGACTCGTGCTGCCTGTCGGAATATTTCCACCATTTAAAAATACAAGATCAATTGTAGTTCTATAGGCATTCCTATTTTGCCCTGGATTTCCTATCTGATACCATTGCTCAAAGGCAGCATTCTCCTGAAGTAAAAAGAGGCCACTTTCCTTAGTATTTACGGCATTTGCCACTCTGCGTAGATATAAAAGTAAAATGCTCTCAAAATTTCTCTCTTGAGGATTTACATCTAAGGAAACGGGCAGCTGATTTGTATTAAGAGGATTGTCGCTTGAAAAGCTCATAATTAATTGACCAGACGGCCTCCCTCACGGAACCAGATATTCATAGCATTTAATTCCATGGGAGTCTGGTGCGTAGCTAACTGATTCATAAGATTATCATCGTAGGTCAAGCCGATACGAAGATATTGCCCAAATTGCGTGCTATAGAAGCGATACCAAGCGTATTCCGATCCAGGTATGTACGTTTGCCCATTGACGGCAGATGTATTCCAAATGCCACCTGTAATATAGGTGCTAAAGCCTGTAGAATCTGTGTTATTAAGCGTGAAATGATTTGCATCTACAACCGTAATCACATAAATAGCTGCATTGAGCTGCGTCATACCCTGCACATTGGCAATATAAATCATCGTTCCTGTAATCAAACTATGATCGGGACTTGTTATCTGGCATGGATTAGCCTTTGTAGCTCCCGTGATAAAGCCGCAGCCTTGAGATGAATTGATAAGCTCCTGATTTGTGCTAATGAGATTTGCTTGCTCTCCAAGGTAAGAATTTACAAAAAGTTGTATCGTCGTAGCGGCTATAGCAGGAGATAGAACATTGGAATCCATTTGAAAATCTATGAAAGATAATTTGAACTGCTTTCCCTGCCCCTGGAAAGGGTTAAAGTCCTTACCTTGGATATTCATCTTGGGAAAGAGCGTTACGAGTCCACCGCCCAAATAAACCGCACTAGACGTGATATCTACTGTATCGTAGTTTTGCGAAGCAACATTCCAAATTGCCAGAGTAATGGTATTAGCATCTACGACCGTTACGTTATAAATAATATTATTTAATCCTGGATCTGTCCCGCTCCAAATGGTTCCTTGTATGTAAATGATTTCACTATTTGCAAGATTATGACTTGGAATCGTTATCTGCGTAGGATGAACAGAGAAATTTACTGCCGTTATCGCCATGGTATTTGCATAAAGAGTATTGCTGCCTTGAGGCGTTTCAGCATCTGGATTTTGATAGATATTGATGAAACCCTGTTGCGTTCCTAACGTGACATAATCAACGTATTGCTGATCATCGACGTTATCCCAAGAGACATTGCTTTCCCAAAAGGTCGTTAAGCTATCCCAAGTGATGCCGAATTGAAATTGCGACGTACCAAAACATGTAATCGTATCTCTATTTTTTGCCCATGTGTTATTGCGATAATTGAAAATCAGAACTGTATTAGGATATGTTTGATTCATGGAGGCAGTTGACGTATCTAGATAATTCCAATAGACGAGTTCCTTTTCAAAATCTCTTACTCCATGGACAAAGTTAGGAGCGCTATTTTGGATTTCAAAACCAAAGGCCTCTTCAGGAATTTGCTCATCTAAACGCGTTACGCCATTAGCAGCTGCTTGAATGATTCCTCTATCGCTGACTGCCATGACGCCTTGATCAAAGACAATGGGGCTATAGGTGCTAACGGCTCCAAAGTCCGAAGAAATACGCTCGAAAATGAAAGGAAGACCATATTCCCCTATGTAGCGCAATTGCCACGTGGAATATTCAAAGAAGACAATAAGAGTATTTCTGAAAAAGGCAGCGCCTACGATAGCTTCATTCGTTGATGCATCGACGAAACCTCCTCTACCAAATACATCCGTTCTCCAACCTAATGTTTGATCTGTGGGATCTCCAGCCTGACTAAAACGGCATCGAGAGAAAAAGTTCTTTGCTCCCGTATACGTGTCGGCTGTTGCTCCTTCCCATGTATTCAGAGCGAGGAGACGACCATAGTAGGGAATTAGAATTCGAGCCTGCCAAAGAGTTCTGGAAGCTGGTGTTAAAGTAATTACGGGTTGAAGATCTATCCAAGCAGAATTATTGAAATAACGTATGGGGTCATAGGAAGGAACTGCAAGATCTATATTGTTATTTGTCACGAAAAAATATCTTAAATCAGGTGTAGCTCCTTGAAAGTTAGCTGCCCAGAAAAAGTCCGTATTCGTTCCTGTCCATGTCGTACCAGGTACTAATTCTTGAAAGCCATTCACAAACTGATAGGCATATTTCGTATCAAAGAAAACTGTGGAATCTATGCCGACCGTTGCAACATCTCTTTTCAAAATTCCCATGACAGGAAGAGATGGAAAATAGATCATAGTTACAGTCGTTGCATGCCCTGCACCAGCTGTATCCGTAATTGTCACGGAACCAGTTATGTAGTTAATTGTCCCAAAATTCATCGTTGGATTGGTAACATTCGTCAATGTTCCATTACCTTGATCTACAAAAGGAGTAGCTATAGTGGCAATGCTTATGCTGACACTGCCAGGTTGTATCTCGGCATTTGCTTCGGGCGTTATGGAAAGAACTGTATAGAGATTGAAAGTCCAAGGAGATGCACCACTATTGCCTATGGAAACGGTTGTGAAAACACGAGATAGGCGACCCATAGGAACTTCACCATCTCTCTTCTTAGTCCTTTCTCGAAAAACGTAGGCATTTTCTAGATCAGAATAGGCTTCATTTGCAAGGAGAGCAGGTTTTCTATCCTGTGTAAGACCTCCGCTAGGATATCCTCCGATAAGAACCTGTTGAAAGCCTGACGCCATAAATTAATTACCTATAGCAATCCAGTTATATGACCATGTATGTGTGTCATTACTAATAATTTGAAAACCAGAAGTTGTGATAGTTCCAGAAGTATTATTTACCCAGAAACCAAATGTACTCCCTGGACTCGTCGCGCTGTGTTGTCTCGTCACTTGGATATTGAAAATGTTGTTAGGAAATGGAACATTTGGGGAAGAGGCTAAATTAACGCTGGGATTTCCTGAAGTAGCAGCAATAGAACCCCATTGCAAAAGCATACCTCCAATCCAAACAAAGCCATTAAGTCCGGCGCTTCTTCCTGTTAATTGAGTTAGAATGCCTCCAGAGGTTAAAGAATAAAGCTCGGTATCGCTATTAGACGGAATCGCCTGAGTTGTAACGCCATCAACCACTAAAGTCCCAGGAACGCCGGAAAAGACTTGATTATATCCGGTAATCGTGGAAACATTCGTCTGTGTCACCTGATGAATAACTTTGTGATAACCAGCTGGTTTTGATCCTGGACTTCCATTGTTATCTATATGATCTACAGCAAGCGTCTCGAAAGTACCGTCAAGGTTGTTCCTAATCGTTGATTTTGTTTGCCCTAGAGATGATCCATCTGGAGGATAACCTGGCGTGTATGTTGGTATTGGCATTTTATCTCCTAGCTAACGGCTACTGTTGGTATGGGCTGGCAATCCTGTGGCCTTCGTAGCTTTTTCTTTGCCTTTTCACTTAATTTGGCTTTTGCAGGTGAAAGCGGCTTATTAACTACCTTTTCTTTTCCTTTAATTACTACCATGATGATTATCCCGTTGTGTGACGCCCTACAAATGGCCCTCCTCCAAGAGGAATAGGCTTGTTTGGCAATGGTTTAAGCTTTTTTTTCTTATATAGGCCTGGCACTTTTTGCGGCTTACTTTTCTGTTTTTGTTCTTTTTTCATAGAGATCCAAAAGAGCTTGTACCAGGGCCACCAGAACCGTAGTTGTATGTCAATTGATCCGTGTAGAGCGTGGTTATCCTTTGCTGCCCTATTTGCGCATATGTCCTCGTCTCTATGACGTCGTAACGCTCCTTAAGCATCTTATCTATGAAGATCACGCCATCAGAGTCAAGGCGCTCTTCAAAGATCTTCTTCGCAGCTCCTACGGATAAAATTTCCCACCATTCGGAAAGCTCCGGATTTCCTGTCATGTCAGCGGCTAATAGAGCTTGAATAGGTTGTCTATAGCATGTCAATTCGACGGTATATCCAGCGTCAGGCACTGGGGATAAAGTAAACTGGTTTTGATAGAACATAATTGCTAGAGGGATCGAAAACTGCTTAGGATTGTATTGAATCTGAATAGGTGTTCCTTTTGGAATTCCCTCAGCAAAGATCAAGCCGGTGATTTCACCAGTTTGATAATTAATCGTTGCTCCTCCTGGAACAGTAGGCGTAGAGGAGGCATATTGCCTATAGTAAGTCCAACCATATTCTTGGTCCGTTGCATTCGACGTTTGAAAGATCTGAATTAAGTTACCTAAACCATCATCTGTTACATTCTGAGTTTGACCTAATCCATTGGTTCCTATAACATTAGCCGTTATCAGAACGTTTTGAACCCTACTTTGAGGGAAAAATAGATTAGGGTTTGCTTGCGTCCCTGGATCGTTATTTATGCTATGAACAAGAGGTGCAGCTGTTGTAAAACCACTATAAGGACCTGTAGTACCATCACCACTAGCAAAGTTAGTAAATTGTTGCCAGTTGTAATTAACTCCATAAAAGTGCCAAGGATCTGTAAATAATTTAATTTCCCTCTTGGCGCAATAACAGGGTTGATTAACTGTAATGTAAAGCTCACTATTAAATGGATAAACATCCTGGCCTATGTTAGTCGTGAAGGTATAAATGTCCTTGAGCTTTAAGGAACGAAACTTAGCTGGCAAATCATAGGAGTAAAAGCTATGCATTTGCTGTACGATGTAAGAATCCGTCACTTGGAAGGCATTGCTAGACCCTGTGAGCTTTCTCGTCTTCGTGACTGCATTTGCTAAGGTAGGGTATAAAGGAAATGTTGGAACGAATGTACTCATAGCACCGGTTGGTTATCAAATGCATCCTCCAAGGTCACTGTCGTCGTTCCTGCAATGATTCCTGAACCTGCCGGAACTGCCACGCAAGGGACTTGAGGATCTGATATAGATATAAACGGATAAAAATTCGTCGTGTCTACTGCTATTGTTACAGTCGTAGGCGTAATAGATAAAATTAGGGCTTTTTGATTATTTAATTGAATCATGCCATTGGAGGGAGGAACTCGAAAGCTTATCCATTCCGCAACGGTAAAATTATGATCGCCTGTAAAAGTAACAACAGCAGGGTTCGCTTGCGTAATATCCTCTATGTATTGCAAATTCGGGATAAAGTCAGCTCCAAAGGGAGGCCCGTAATTTGAGTTAGGAACGCTCATAATACATCCATGGGAGTGAATCTAACCCTAGAAACTGTCTCAAAGCTACGAGGCATCTTTTGGCCATTTTGAGGCAATTCTATAGAGTAGCGTCTTACTTTCTTCTTCGTGTTATTCAAATGTTTAATGAGTCCCATAGGCAAATCGCATATCTCACCATGAGTAAGTTTAATCATTTGAATAGGCTCGCCTGGATATTTCCTGTAGGCGAAATCTAGCCATCCACCCATGGCATCTAGAAATTCGAACATGCCCTTGCGGATTTTATCGTCTTCCTTGCGCATTTTTGTAATTAGCGCCTCTCTTTCGGCAGGAGGCATTGTGTTTTTTTGTTTTTTTCCTAATTCTCTAACTTCCATGTTTCTAAATCCTTAGTTAAAAGGAGGGGGTTTATTCCCCCTCACTAAACTTAGTTACCCCCCTAATGAACTTCACTTGGGGGGTAACTTTACCTATGCATTCGTGATTCCATTGACGAAATCAGCTTTGAACGCGAACACTTGCATGTTTGCGCTTGCTACTCCAACAGCCGACAAACCAATGTTCATGACGTATTGCGACTTGTTATCGAATGCGTCAGCAAGGTTTGTTCCTGGAGGCGATGCAGGAATAGTTGCGCTTCCATTGAGAGGCACAACTCCTGAACCAGCAGGCATACATACGGCTGGAGATGCTCCACCGGCAAAAGCTGCCGATGTTGGGTATTGGAATGCAGTAAATCCGGTTGTGTCTACATCGATTGTGATCGAGGAAACAGTCGCGGAGTTAGTTACACTCAAGACCCGAGCTGCACCAGCTGGATTACTAGAGAAGGGGCCGCTTCCCGACTTAGCTGTTAAATTGCTCAGCTGAGTCATGCCGTATGGCGTTGGGATTTGGAAGTCTACTAGTTCTCCCGGTGTGTATGGGTTTTGTCTGAAGAAATAAACAACTGCTTGAGTCGCCTGTGTGATGTAAGCAACTGGCAATGTGTTTGGCAAAAATTGGCTTGGATATACCTTTTGGTAAAATCCAGTCGTTGCGTTAGCTACAACGAGGCCTGCACTTGCAGCTGAAGCAGCATAACCGAGAGTGATGCTTGCACCACCTGATACGGCTGTAACCTGATAAAGGTTAGGCCCGCTGATTTGTTGACCGCCGACGATATTAATTAAGCGCACTGTGTCGCCTACGTTGATACCGGTCGTC